TAATTCAATGTCATATGATACCCAAAGTTGACCTATAACAGCCGATGCTTGCATACCATCAGTTGCAATTTGGAAATTACCATGATCATACATTGCTGTCTGGATGTTACCTTCGCCCGTCTGGTCAACATACATCACATCTATGGGTCTCTGAGATGGGTCGCACTCCAAAGCATGAATTCCATCTTCTGATGGTTTAAAAGAATTACAGAAATACGAAGCCTGCATTTCGGCCTTGGTGTTGTAATTCTGTTCATTTAAATCATAGTTTGTTGCCATCAGAACTGTACCTAAAGCAGTGTTGGTGCTGTTTAAAGCATTAGCACTGGTACTATTATAGTAAAAAATCATGCCTTTGATCCTATATTGTTGGTAGCTTTGGGCCAAACCAGAAAGCCATGGAAACAATATTTTATTCCCAGGGTTTATCATATAGGAAGTCAAATTGAATGTTGTAGATCCTGTTATATCACCCACGTATTCTCGATTCTTGACTCTCAATGAACGAGAACCACGTCCAAACATGGGAGCGTGTTGAAGTGTGTTTGACATAACAGAATAATCGCCAAAACCTAGGATCTGTGAAATGGCACCGCCAGCTGCAGCACCCAATCCTCCACCAACTCCAGGAGCTAAAAAATTTCCTAGAGCGTTCCCTCCTAACCTAAGAAAATTGCCAACTGCAGACGTTCTCTGCTGCTGCACACGTGGCTGATTTTGACGTTTGTTTCTCCTCTTCCGTCGACCTCTTCTATTTCTAGTGGCTGGTCTGTTTCCAGTGTTGAGGGCAAACATGTTGTATAATACATGTAATTTAACTCCCAACTTAATGGAAATGAGTGAGAAGAAAGTAAAGAAAAGATGGAGTGAAATGTGATTCACAAACTGTACATCACCCAATTGCTCACACATGGCATTCTCTTCTTGTCCTAATTGCACTGCTCTGTTAATAGCACCCATTACGGTACCGTCACCAATCTTCCACATTTCTTCCTGCATAGGTGCAAGAAAAACGGGGTCATCAGAAAACTGTGGCATATTATCATCAGCATAGTTGATTTCAAGCACTTGTGAAATCGCATATTCCGGTTGTCCCAGATCTTGAAGTAAACCTTCAATAAACAACATGTCATCGAAAATGATAGGACAGTCATCAATGGTGACAGTATTTTCTATCATTCTCTCAATCTCAACTACTAACTCTTTACTAAAACCATAGCGACGACAGAATGCTTCATACGTAGTTTCATCAGGGTACTCAGTCATTCCACCATGGATCTTATATTGCTTAGAAGGGTCCACGTTGACAATTTCTTGAATGTCTTGTTGTTCAGCTGATTCTACTAACACACGGAAGAATGATCCAATTATTGGACAGTGGCCAGCTGTAGGGCCAAGTCCTTTTGCTATTGAATAAACATAGCGTGGGTAGTCTTCAGCACGCCATCTGCCGTAATCAACTCCAAACTTTGCCAATATTTTAAAAGGGCAATTTGTCCATTTGAAGCTTCCATTGACAGGCAGAAAGTAACCAGAGCAAAATCCAACATCTTCAACACTTTCTCTCGGTATAATTTCACATTTCATACCAAGTCTTCTGTATGTTTCTCCAGGGTTGACGGTATTATCGTGTGCTCTCATCAGTATGTTGTCGTCACCAAGAGCAACTAAAGCGAATGCACTGTTCCAACCCAACTGGTACACATACATAGTCGTGAGAAAGTTGATTAAAGTGTTGAATGCAGAAGTCCAAAGATCTCCCGATCGACGTCCATAAGACAAATTCAATCTCAGATCTGGTCCATCTGATCCGAAGTGAATGCCATCCATTCCTCCACCGACGAGAAAGTTCTCCTAGATCAGGTCCTCCGTGAACCTTAGTATTTAGGAAATACTCTTCCAATGAAAGCATTGTAGGTCCGATTGATCCATCCCAATTTGAAACATCACTCTCCGTAATGATAGGAAATTGAGCACATTTCTCCTCAACCCACGTGCCTAGGTCTGAAGGAGTAATACCAGAGGCGTATAAGACATTGTTATCAACGTTATACACTCTACTCAAGTGCTTACTGAGTTGATGAAAAAACAGTGAGAATTTTGCTATTATTAAGTCACTAGGACTCCAAATCATCCTAGGTTTGAATGTATTAGGCAACTTACCAAGATACAACTCATCTTTAACAAACAAGTTGCATCTCTCATCTCTTCTCGTTAAATCATCATTCCTCATATCCATCAATCGTTGTGCTCTTCTGGTGCCATATTTCGATGTAAACAATGAATAAATCTCCTCATCATCCATTTCTTTGTATTCGAAATCAGGCATCTCGTCAATAAGCTGAGTACAATACCGATAGTAATCAGCATTGAGCTCAGATTCTCCAATGTATGATAGCATGCGTATGTTACATGCTCCATGGAGATTTTGAACATGGGTGGATGGGGCAACAACTGGTCCAGGGATTGTTGAACCGATGAACGAAACATCCAGCGATTCGTAATCTTCAGATGTCTCTTGAGGAAGGTAGTCAACCTCAATTTTCCCTTCTGTTGTAACAGGTGGAGGTATCCGACTTTGCTCAATTATCTGCCGTCGCAAATATGCTTTAGAAGCAGGTCTAAAGAATGGATTTCTTGTGTTGTACCTGTCTATAATAAGCCGGTCCAGTTGTTCATGGGTGTACCTAGGCACAAACCACCACCTATACCAAGCTTGTCCAAGCATGACGTACAATGTAGGGATCAATGTGATCAGCCATGGTAGATAACCCACTATTGCTAGCAAGTTAGCACCCATCATAACTCTTTTCTTCCATTTACCCAATGGAATGGGGGAGTTGTAGCGCCTTGATATGTCATCATAGTTTTCTCCATTGACCACACACAGATGACGAGCATGAGCATTAGTTACTCCAATGATCGTGTTAGCATTGTCAATAGCCTTGTCGACAATGGCCCCATTCATCTCTTCTTGTTTGATAGCATTATATACTAAGTAGTTTATCTGTGGATGGTCACCCCAATGCTTCCTATAAACCGAACGAGCTGCATTATGTAGTTGTTGCAGGTTTATCATTTTATGCCTGGGATACGATGATAATGCTTCTTCAACTGCCAACCTCACGTAATATAGTGTGTTAACAATATCATTAGGTTCTTCGTGTTGCTCTTCGGTTAGGAACACGAAGAGTCCATCTTGGCTGACACAAAAGTACGGAGTGACTCCATCCCAAACTGTTACATCGCCTGCCATCATGAATTTAGCTTCATTTTGGAATATAGGCATTTTACTATTTGAGAAGTTGAAGGATAAAATGACTTCGGTTGTGACAAAAGCTTCATCGTGAGACGGGTCTAGGAAGACGTTTCTGGGTAACTTACCAGCATGATAGCGGAATGAATTGATGTGAGGATAAAGAAGTAACTTCTCATCATCAAGATTCAATTCTACTCTTCCGTCCAAAAAATTAACGGATTTCACGGAGCGTTTGCCTTCTGCAATTTCTTGCTGAATACGCTCCATGTTGTCACGTAAGTGTTCAATCCTACTGTCCACTTCACCCTGCATCTGTTGCAAATTGTTGGCCATTTCATTGGCTAATACATCAGAGCGTTGTGCAGCACGTGTAGATCTCTTTTGCTTCTGTCTATGTTGTTGCCTCTTTTGTTTATTACGAGGTCTTCTCTGGCGATTGTCCCTTTGTTTGCTCTCACTCTCACCAGTCAAGTTTTGAGCCGGGTTGTGGAAATTAGCATATTCTGGCTCTCCCACTTCCACATAAGAGAACTCAGCATTTTCGTCAGTAACATGACGTTCTTCACGAACGCGCATCGACCTGTTGTCATCGACACCATCAGCAATGTTAAGGGAACTACCCCCTGGTGCTTGCCGCCCTCCTCTGCGCCGGTGACGCGAAGAGGCAC